ATTTTCATCAAAATTGTCTAAATGTTTTTTAATTATTGTTTCAGTGATAAACTCTTCTTTTTCACTAATCATTTTTATTTATCCTTTCTAAAATAATTCTAGTTGTTTTGGGTTTGGTTCTTGGTTCGTGGTCATCGGTTCACGGTCAAGAAAATTAAAAGTTTTATTTTTCTTATCGAATAAAGCACGTTTAATTATTGTTTTATCAACGTAAAATCTAAATTCAAATAAGTCCTTTTCTATTTCTCTTTTTGTTGTTGTGTGGTTTACAAAGTGATTTGAATATTTAGCACTTGAACCAACGTTAACGTTAACGTTGCAAGTATCTTTAGCACCCCAGCTTTTCGAACTGCCATAAATACACGCTTCAACATTGTTCCATATTGGGTATGAATAAGCCATAATTTATCCTTTCTAATTAATAGCCCATTTTATCCCATATTATAGAATTAATCAAATAATTTAAGTAATTCTTGGTGCTTGTTTCGAGGTTCAAGAACCATGAAACACGGACATTTGAAGCCATTTTTGGCTAATTTTAGCGCTTTTTCATTGTCATATACTTTTATAAGCCCGTCTTTGACCCTTTTAACTATAATGAAAGTTCGAATACCTAATGAATACCTTTTATAATGCCAAGCAATTTGAAAATTAGATAAGTGAACTTTATTTAGTTTTATACATTTTAATTCAATCCAAATTTCTTTTTTATTATAAACGGCTGTAAGGTCAGGTGTACCTTGTCCAATCCTATTTTCTATTCTTTCAAAATAAACATTGGACAAGTTTTTTTTAATTTCTTGATAAAATTTAGCTTCCAATTTTTGCTTTTATTCTTTCTCCAATTGTTGCAAGTTTTTTAATTCTATTAATTTCAACATTTTTTTGCTTTTTTGTCAATTTACCATCTAGTAAATCATTAACAAAATTTAAAGTTCTTAAATCCATTTTATCAATGGCTTCTTTATTAATTGCATTTTCAAAAGCATTTTTAACTTTAATCATTTTTTATCCTTTCTTATTTACCATATCTAACCATATTTCATGATCTTCTAATAGTTTTCTATCTTCTTGATCTAGCATAATTGCTAGATCAATTTTATCTTGTAATACTTGTTTAGCTTCTTCTAAATCTTGATCGCTAGGTTGATTATCTAAAAAAGACCTTAACAATTTGTGATTAGAAAAATTTTCTATCCAAGTTTTTAACTCTTCAATTGACAAAGATTTAAACCAATTTTTCATTTTTTTCTCCTTGTTTTTTTATTTGATTTTTAATTTTTCTAATTGCTTCAGAATGTTGATGCTGTGGGTAATAGTCTAAAAAAATATTTTCTAGTTCAAAATAATTTTGTTCATCAATTAAATTATTTTTTATTAAGTAATCCATCAAAGCACAAAATACTTGTTTATTAGTATTAGTCATTTTATCCTTTCTTTTCATGTGAAAAGACTATCCCATAAATATGAGATAGTCAATATAATTATGTAATTATTTTTGAGTTAGTTGTAATGCTTCTTCACGCTTAAAACCAATTCCTAAAGTACCTTTCATTATAGCATCTAATCGGTTTAACATATCTTTAGAGCTTCCCTCTTCAAATAAAACGTCATTCATGCAATCCCTAATATGATCTAACTTATTTAACTCTTTAAATTCTTTCATAGTTTTGCATTTTTGCTCAGTCATTTCATTTACGATTGATCTTAAACATTCTTCAATTTTTGAATTGTCAAAAGTTTCTCTTCTATCGGGTAAATGATAACTTTCACAACCTTGTTTTTTAAAAATTTCAACAAGTTTTTGTGTTTTTTCAATCCTTTCTTCATTTAACTTATCTCTTGCTTTTTCATAATCTTCTGAGAGCTTGATTACTTGTTTATCAATGCTTTCAAAGTATGATTTGTAAGAGTCAATTTTTAAAACTGACCTTATTTTTTTGGCAACAACCTCAGATACCTCATCTTTCTTAGATTGTAATTCCATTGATTTAATTTTCTTAATTGGATCAATTAAAGAATATATTTTGTTTCTGTAATGATCTATTTGATATTGTTTTAATTGCATAATTTTATCCTTTCTTAATATTATTTTTAATTAAATAATATAATATCCCATAAACATACTATTAATACAATGTCAAGCTATTTATTTTAATATTTTTTGTTGGAAAAAGTAAAAATATGCCCATATTATATATCAAAGGGTGTTAATTTTTAGGAAAATATCACCATTATATAAATAAGAGAAAGAAGAAAAAAATGACTTTTGAAGAAAAAAGACAAATTATTGAAGAATTACTTAAAATTCAAAAAGGTAAACACCTTATTGATATAAGACAAGATGAAATTGAATTATTGGCAACATTAAAAGCTAGTAGTCAAGAAAACATCAAAAGAATTATTAGAGAGTGTCGAGATACGCAAGACCCTTATTTAATAGTTTTGGCTAATCACATAGAGCGATTTTATATTGCTCAAATGGTTGAAGAATTAGACAAAGAACAATTTGAGAAAGAATTAGATGAAAAAGAAAGCATTGAAAGATCTAGCACTAGACATTAGAGCTAATAAAGTTTTTACATCATGGCAAGTACCTCAAAAACAATACTTGCCATTGATTTTTATGCCTATCGCTCTTGGTGGTTTTAAAAAAAGTTGGGTATTTTTTTATTCCTATTTTGACAATCAAGTAAACCACCCAAGATCAGTAAGTGGTTATCCAATTTTTTCTACAGTTGGTGGTCTTAATAAAAAAGATATGTTGGAACTACATAAAATTTTATGTCATCTTGAAGAAAAAGAGAATGAGGCAATCAATGAATATTAAATATTATGTGTGGTGTCAAAGTCCGTGAGTTCTTGTGCCAAATCTTCCATCTCCCAATCATTGATATTTTTATCTTTTATTTTTTCATAAAAATTTTTAACAGTTTTCATTATTTCTGTATTTTTATTATGGTCAATTTTATTTCTTAAATGCCATTTACCAAGACAAGACAAGTGATTTCTTAATTTAACAGTAAAATACACATAAGGGTCTTTTGATACCCTAATCTCTCTTTTGCCTCTAGAACCATAATAGGAACTTGTATAAAAATTATCTTTAATATAAGGTTGTTTAAATTTTTTCATATATTTACTCCTACAGGGTAGTCGAAAAGGATTTAACGACTACCCTTTTTCTTGTTAATGTCTATCCAATTGGGTTCGTGAACTTTAGGACACGTTATCATTAACAGTTAAAACTAGAAAGTGTACATAAAACCTGCTCATTGGTCTTTCTAGTTAAGGTTAGCATATTTTATACTCACGATGTTAATTCATCGAGACAGGTATATTTTTATAGCCGTTAGCCTGTAACGTCATTTAAGACTTTTCATTGTCGGCAACTAACCTTAAACATCATATAATCATTATAAAAAATAATACAAGTATATTCTTGCATTTAATCCCATTTAATATTATATAACTATTGTGATACTGTGAAAGTGTATAAAACCGACACCGACTAGCGTTCCGATAAGTGCTTTAAAAAGGGAGGTCAGTATCACAAAAGAAAGAAGAGGTAATAATGAAAGTAAAAGAATTTGTTAAATTGTTACAACAAGAAAACCAAGAACTAGAAATTGTTTTTTGGAATGAAATAATGGACGACAATCATTGGGGCTGTATTTTAAGCACTGATGACGTTAACAAAAAAGAGTTGTGTATCTGTCCAACAATTGAAGAGGGAAAATGGTAATATGATGAGTAATGAAAAAGAGAATATGCTTATGACAGCTAAACAATTTTTACAAGTATTGAGTGGTATTTGTAAAACAAATAGAAAAATTGAAGATTGGTCTGATAAATCACCAGAAGATGAATTTGGTATTCTTGCTGATATGATAGACAATTTTTTAGAATATGATCATAATGAAAGTGAGGTCAAAAATGATTAAAAAGATATTGAGATTTTTTAAAAAACCAAAACCAACTTTAATTTGGTTACAAATAGAACAAAGACAGTATTATGGTGTTATTGGTTGGTTAGCTAATGACAGGAAAACATTTGTTAAAGGTAAAGATAATTTTCACAGATTAGGTATGAAAGGATAAATTATGAAATTAGATATCTATGATATAATATACCAAGATAATGATGGTAACTTTTACACTTTCAAAGGTGACTGTAGTCATTTTCCTAGTGTATTTATTGATGATGAGGACATTGAAAAAATTAAAGATTTGAAAAAATATTTAAATGAGGAATAAAAATGAGTAAACAAAATTATGTAGCTTGGGCGTATAATACACCCACATTTGAAACTGCTGAATTATTTATGGAAGAAATTAATGATATGTTGAAAAAACATAATCTTAAATTGGATTACTATTTTGATGATGATCAAGAAGAGTGGGATTACAAAATAGTGATGGAAATAGAGGAGGAGAAAAATGAATAATAATGATGACGCTAACAAAATAAAAAAATTGTTAGGTTTGAATGGAGATGAATCAGATAAGTTCGGCTATTATAATGTAACAGATGTACTTATAGCTTTAATGCATTTTTGCGATAGGGCAGATAGCATGGAAGAAGATGTAGCTGAAGTAAATTGGGATTTTGATTCACACTTAATGTCCGCTCGTGAGGGTTATGAACAAAATAAAAAAGATGAGGGAGAAAGTTATGCATATAGATAAATATGTTGTGAACAACATTGGTACGAGGTGGACTAATGGTAAAAGTAAAAAAGGTCAATTATTAGCTTGTCTTAATGGTGAAGATATAAGTTTTAAAAATTTACTGCCTTTATTAGAACAATGGAATGAATCCGTTAATGGTGAATGGGCTGACAGGAAAGTTGAATTGACAATAAATGTAAAGGAGTTGGACAGATGATAGAAAAAGAAATTTTTTATAAAGATTTAGAAATTAAAATTTTGAAATCAATTGATAAAATTAATAAAGAAATTTTTCAAATTCAAGAACATATTATTGATTATGAACAATTTAATGAAAAGAAAATAAATGAATTTGAACCCTTTGTTAAAAATTATCCTTTTCAAATATCTTTTGATGAATTTAATGCATCAAATTATTGGGGTAGTCATGGTGATGATGAATATTTAAATAAAATACCAGAAGAAAGGAATTAAATGTTTATAATTTTTTTAGGTAATTGGTTAACTTTAATTTTACTTATTCTAATTTATTGTTTGTATCGATGATTTCATATTCGGCATTAACAATATTATTGTCCCGTATCTCTTTTAACTTTGATTCAAGTTCTTTCCTGGTCATGTTGTCAAGAGATGCGGTGACTACCTCTTTTCTATCAACATAAAAACCCGCTAATTGACCTCTTCTATATTCAGCAACAACAGCAGGACCAATCTGTCCATTTTCTACAGCTTTTTCTCTTAACCTAGCCAATTCTCTTGAGTGTCTTACAACATCTACTTTTGTGGCTTCTGCATATTCCCTCTGTAAATTTTCAATTGCTTCAACTACTTTGGGGTAATATTTAGGGTTACGAAGATTACAAGCTGCTGCGGTTGCACTTTTTTCTGAATATCCGGCTTGTTTTGCACATTCAGTAGGCGTTAATCTACCATTTTCTGCACAAAAGATCTCAACAAATGCTTTTTGTTTAGGACTTAAACCATCTCTTATTTTTGGCATAATATCCTAATTATATGTATTTTTTTTAAAAGGTATAGTTATATTTTACCCTACTATCTTTATAAATTCTAAGTAGGGCTTAAAATATCCCAATAGTGTAACAGATAGAAATATTTGCTGTTACAAATATGTTACATAAAAACGTAGTAAATTCAGTAAGTTAAAGTAATGTAACGTTGTAACGGCTGTAACAGGGGGGTAAAAGAGTTTTTAAAATCAGTATGGGCTAAAAATATCTATACTTATTAAAAAAGGGGGCACTAGTATTAAACTAGTGTGAACCTCCCCCTTTTGCACACATTAATGGTTTAACGGGTTATGTTAAACGATCTTGAGATTCGAGGTCCCGAACCATCTGCGTGATTAAACATGACCTGTGTGGAGCCACCAGAATATACCTCTATCCCAACTCTAAAAAGGTATTTCACCTTTAAACTTTAAAACTGGTTTACTTTGGATAAATTTTGTAGTTTTTAAATCCTTCATCTCCTTGTACGTCAAGTGGCGGACCGTAGTAGAAGGAAGGACTACCTGCGCCGTCGTCCCAAGACTGGTGATAGTATTCATTTTTCTTAATTTTGCCTTTGCCGTAACAAACTTTGCATTTTTGATCTGCTTCTTCACATTCAAACTTGAGCTTAACATTACCTTCTCCTTTACAATTAGCGCAAATCATCTGCTTGATCGATGATAATGCAACCATGGTTCGTGATGCGTAAAAAATAATTCGTGCCATAACGCTTCTTTATAATATCTTCAAGACGATGGTATTTATGTCTATCCAACAATTCTTCCCTGGTCCGTGGATCACGCATCACTTTACTTCTTACGTCATCAAATTCATCAGTTAAACGTAACTTTAAAGATCTATTTTTTTCCATTTTTTTTACCTAATAATTCGTTTAATTTATCAGTTTTTTTCTTTGCTATTTGCTCTGCACTTGAAACTTCTAAATTTAAAACTTCTGCATTTACATCAATTTCATTAGTTTCAACTAATTCTCCCGAAACTGTATGAGCATGAGCTTCATTATATAAATACAATGAATCACTAAGCGCTCTTTGTATTACACGTAATAAACGACTTGTGGTTATGCCGTCCGGAGTTTCTAATCTAATTTTAACATCAAAAACTTGCTCTGTTCGAGTATCATCATTCTCAAATAATTCATATTCATCATCGTACCATTCTCTACCGTGATGACTATTTTTTTCTTTCTTCATAATCTCCCCTAATTTCTTAATTTTAAATTGTAACATCGAATACAACGCCACACTTCATAATTCATTTTATCTTGCATCATGTTATCACAAAGATATTTTTTAGAACAGTCTTTACAAACCTCATGTGTGTATAATCTGCCATATTTTGCCTTGTATTTAAATCTTGGTAAAATTGATTCCTTTCTCATCTTTCTCCTTAATGGTAGCTATATAAAAAATTTTGGGTCGTACATTTTAAGTAATCTATCAAGAGCCTTACTTCCTTCATGTACTATTCGCCTCCATTCTTCATATGTGTAAGACGTATTATGTCTCGGATCAAAAAATTTTACCGATACCGTATCGCATTTAGGACATTGGTAGACCTTACGAATTGGGCTATCGGGTAATTTCATTTAATCCGCCACGCCATTACTCTCTTTCTTACTTTCTTGTTCCTTTAAGTGTTCCTTATCAACTAACATACGTATAAAATTATTAATCGTCATATAACCTTTTTTGGCCATAGGCTTAATTTTATCATAAGTATCTTTGTGTATTGCAACACTTTTGTACTTTTCTATATTCATATGGGTAATATATGGGATTTTATATAAATAGTCAAATATCTTTTTTAATATCCTCGATACATTGTACCTTAAAAGTAAAATATTTATTCATTTCAAACTTCATAAACTTCTTGCCCATTTCCTGACACAGTTTTAATTCATCATAAGTTTCTTGCAAAACCATTTGATTTCCTGTGTAGACCCATGTACTTCCGTTGAAACCCCACAAACTAACCACTATTACGAATGTCTTTAACATATTCTTTGATAGTACCCCAACTTTCACCGATTTCAACATCTACTTTGCATTTAACCTTGAGCGAAACACAATTTTCCATTACAGTTTTTATTACCGAGTATTTATCGGGACTATCAACAGAGAGATTCAATTCATCATGAACCTGTATATGAGGAAGAAAGCCTTCCTCATGTAAATCTATCATAGCTTGTTTTGTTTGATCTGCCGCCGATCCTTGTATTAATCTGTTTAAAGACTTGTATGTAAAGGCTCTTCTAATGTTCCTACCGTGTTCTCTCATAGCTTCTACATGAGGTAATGGCTTGTTTATGCCAAATAAATTTGGCTCCCACAGGTCAAAACGACATTTTCTTCCAAGTAAAGTTCTGATATATCCAACATCTTGCGCACGAGCTGACACTTTATCGGCTAATTCTTTAACAAAAGGTACACGTTTATGGTATTGTTTCCATAAATCTGCGGTGTCTTCTTCATCTAAACCTAATTCTGAACCAAGTTTACCCTTACCCATGCCATACATCATGCCTAAATTAATCGTTTTTGCTGTCTTACGATCAATTCCAGCCATATCCGCTACTACTTGATGGAAATCAGCATCATCGTTCTCATAAGCGTCTATGACGGTATCTGAGCCAGGTAAACCTCCGTTCGTTAATTTAGCAAAATGCACCGTGATTCGTGGTTCTTGTTGCGAGTAATCAAAAGTTCCCCACTTGCAACCCTCTTCAGGAATAAATAAACTTCTTATTTTAGGTCCAATAACATTATTTCTAGCAGGAATTTGCTGTAAATTAGGGTTACTGTAGCTAAATCTACCTGTTACCGTTCCTCCTTGGTCGGATCGCATTTGATGTATCTCTGCGTGAATCCTCCCTCGGTGCGTATGCTTGAGGATTGTATCAATGAACGTGGTTCTGGCTTTATTAATTTCTCTAGCTTCAACAACCATCTTAGCAAGGTCACTAGGGTGAGTTGTAAGAAAGTTTTTATCAAACTTAGGCTGGCCAGACTTCTCAGTGCGTTCATACTTAATTTTCTTTGCATCAAAAGCTTTTGCCACAGAAGCTGCTGCCCATATATCCACTGCGACCCCTGTGTCTTTAAGGATTTTATCAAGTAATTCCTTTTCTCTTTTAGCAAATAGTTTCTTAGTTCTCTCTGCTTGGTCCAAGTCAATTCGTACCCCCTTCTTTTTCATCTCAAACAGTATAGGAAAAAGTTTAGTTTCTAAATCAAAAATACCCATGAGATCTTGTTTTATTAATTCTGTTTTAAAATAACCCCATAACTTTAATGTAAGATCTGTATCTTTTTCAGCGTAAGGACCAACATACATCGGCGGTAATTTCCACATTTCACCTTTTGCATCTACTCCCCAACTCTTTGCCGCTTCGTATAGTAAAGTTTCATTTTTTGTTTCACCTAAATAATGTTTACCAAGATCATTTAAAGCATACTTAAATCTATTTTCATCAACTATGGGTGCAGCAATCATTGTGTCAACAATGCGACCATGTACTTTTAATCCCATGTGGTCTAACCAACCAACATCATACATAGCATTATGAAAAATTTTATCGCAGGGAAGTTCTAAAATCTTTTTTAGTTGAGATTTAAAAATTTTTTCATCAAAATTACCACCGCCTTCGTGTCGTAAAGGAAAATATCCAGACCAACCTTCAACAGATAAAGCAACTCCGGCAACAAATCCTTTTCCTACAGGCCAACCAGGACCAATGTTTGTATTAAGACCTATGTCGTTTGTCTCTAAATCAATTGCTATCTCTTTTGCTTGACTTAAATCGGGTATATTTTGTGGTGGCGTCCATTCACTAGGTGGTTGAAACATCGGTATCTGTGTCATTTCTTCATTATCTCCATGTATCTTTTAAAGGTATAAATTTACCTTTTAATTTACAAAACTCTAACGCTTCTGCGTTTAAGTTACCATATGCAACTAAACAGCTTGGCGCATTGGCACAATCACCTTCGCTACCATCAACATGATAAAATTTTAATCTACCTTTGAAGAAAAAAACTGCGTGAGCTTTACTCCACACTTGTTCATGAAACCCTATTGTTTCTGTTCTTGCAAATATTAAAGCAATACCATTGCCGTGGTTATAAAGTTTTTCTAACCACTTAAAAGTTTCTCTACCGTAAGGAGGGTTACACCAAACTCTACCATCCCAACTTTGTGATAAGCCATCCATCTTTTTATAGTAATGGTTTTTAGCTGTATCCCACGGCCTTTTGTCTGGGTGAGGTGAACAAGGATCAAGATCGAACTCACCAAACTCTTTTATAATATAAGGAGGTGTTAACCACTCATCATTATTGGTTGTGTTGCTATTAAAATTTTTAGTCATCTCTTCTTCCTTTCCCTTTTTTGTCTTCTCTTAGTCATACGTTCAAAAGTTTTTTTCCAATCTTTTTCTAATCCAAGTTTTACTAAATGTTTGGCTGCTCTCATATTTAAATCATCAATCCAATCATGTTTCTTTTTCACAGAAAAACTTCTCTAAACTCTCTATTTGTTTTAGATCTAACAAGGTATAATGTTTGTTTTGCTCTTGTAAGAGCAACATAAAACACTCTTCGTTCATCGTCTTTATCTCTCCAATAAGATTCATCTGCTTTACGGGATAGATCTGATAGTATCATGACATTATCAGCTTCACCACCTTTACTTCCGTGTACAGTAGAGAGCGTGATCCGTGGTACGGGATGAAAGCTACCTTCTCTTCGTATCACGTCAGATACATAAGCTTTCTTGTATTCTGGTACTTTATCAAGAGCCTCGTGCCATGAATAATCTTTTGGCACTCGTAAACCATTATTTTCTTTCAATTGATTATAACTAAATGTTGCATCTTGATCGACACCTGTTAAATTTTTATAGCCACGTTCTACACCGATGTTGGCTCCCATATAATAATAAACATCTTTTAGTGTATCATGATCAATGAAACTACCTTGTTGTAACATGCGCCACCCATTAATTGCGTTCATTAATCTTTTACCAATAGAACTTTTTCCTGCACGATGATAATAATATCCAAGTAATTTTAATTCATCTTCTACCTGGTCTAAAAAATAATTTGTTCTGCCTAATATTAACCAGTTACCTTCTTTAAGATGATCAAAGTTTCTTCGTGGTAAATGCACAATTGTACCTTCTTCTTGTTTCGGGGACCATTGTTTTTGAACTCTGTTTTTAACACGATTAATTAAGTTTACAGCACGTTGTTGTATTTTAATGGGTAAACGATAAGATTTATCAAGAACAATTCTATTTCCTTCTTTATTAAGTAAGTATTCACTTTTAGCACCAGCCCATTGAAATATTGCCTGGTCATCATCACCGGCGATATAAATTCGTTTTGCTTTTTCTGCAAGTTTATCAACCATTTGCCATTGTATAAAAGATAAATCTTGAGCTTCATCAATAATTAAAACATCGAGCCGTGGTGCGATATCCTCTTTTAAAAATTCAACAATCATGTCAGTGAAATCGTATTTAAATTTACGCATAGAACCAAACTTATAATCATGTAACGTTTCACCAATTAATTTTAACTTGGGCCAACCACCTTGCATATGTCCACTTTTTAAAAATTGGTCGTATAATTTAACA